AATTAAAGAATGAAGGTTATAATCCTACGGATGAAGATTTTTATTCAGAAATTGATAATAGAATTCGTGCAGCTTTTCCCAATAAGTTTGAGAGTAAGCCAGCACAAACAGAACGCACTGATGGTTCGTCATCACCATCTCAAGTAGTTGCAGGAGGGTCACGTTCCTCTCCTAACCCAAAGAAAGTTAAATTATCTCAAGAAGATGTTCGACTTGCTAGTAAATGGGGAATACCACTTGAACAGTATGCTGCCGAAAAGATGAAGGTAACTAAATCTGAAGGTGACTATACAACAATTAATATGCAACGTGGAGGTAAATAATGACACGAAATAATGTACGTAGTTCTCAAACCAGAGAAACCAACGAAAGAGCACAAAAAGATTATGTATTTGAAGAACCATCTATAACTAACATCCCTGATGTAGTTACTGAGAAGTTTAAAAATTCAGGCATGACCTTGGGCTGGCTTCGTATCGATTTAAAAGATAAAGAAGATTATCAAAATATCGGTAAGAAACAACAACAAGGCTGGGAATTTGTGACTCCAGAGGAGGTACCTGAAATGGGAGCAACTTCTATCGTAAGGAAGGAAGGTCGCTATGCTGGTGTAGTCTGTCGTGGAGACTTAGCATTAGGTAAAATACCTACGTTTAAACTAGAAGCGAAAAAAGCACATTACTTAAAGAAGTCTGGTCAGATGATGGATGCTGTTAATCAACAATTAATGAATCAATCAACTTCTCAGATGCCTATAAGTAATACAAGTAAAAGTTCTGTTACGAAAGGAAGAAGACCTTCGTTTCAGGATTAATTTTTTAATCAACTTTTTTTTATTTAAGGAGAATTATAATGGCTACAACTTTTAATCCATTTGGTTTTCTCCCTGCTCGAAAAAGAGATGGTCAGCCGAACAGTGAAGGTTACGGACAGATAGTACAACCTGTTTCCAACTCAGCTATCGCTATAACAGCCCTTCTTCCAAATAATATATTTGCTGGAGATTTGATTGTTATTGATACTGGTGGAACTATAACACCTTTAGCTTCAACATCATTGAAGCCTTCTGGTGTTTTCCAAGGATGTCAATATGTAGAAAATGGAGAGCCAAAATTTTCTAGATATTTTCCTGGTGGAACATGTGTTACTGATGTCAAACTTCATGTCATTACAGACCCTGCACAAACTTATTATGTACAAGCAGACTCTACTTTATCGGATGGAGAGATTGGTATCGTAAATAGCTATACAGCTACTGTTAGTGGAGCTGCTGCTGGTAGCACACTTACAGGACAATCAAACTATAGATTAGTAGGAGCTCCAGTTGGAGTTGCTGTCGAAATAGGTGCACATGCAAGAGTTGTTGGTAGAAAAGACTTAGATGGCGATTCTGTCAATGGTAATGTAACTGATACTGACCAATACCCAATTGTTGAAGTTTATTTAAGTGGACACAGAAGTAATTTTGTGAAAGCTCAAGTTTCAACATCTGTATAATAACTAGGAAAGGATAATATAAAATGGCTATAAATAGAGCTGCTATTAGTAAAGAGCTCCTTCCTGGATTGAATGCAGTCTTTGGAATGGAGTATGGAGAAGTTAACAATGAACATGAGCCTCTATATGATATAGAGAACTCAGACAGGTCTTTTGAAGAGGAAGTCCTCTTTACAGGATTTGGTACTGCCCCAACTAAACTAGAAGGTGCTGCTGTATCTTTTGATAATGCAAGCGAAAGTTATGTCGCTAGATATCAAAATGAAACAATCGCACTTGCTTTTGCAATTACAGAAGAAGCAATGGAGGACAACCTCTATGACACTTTTTCAAAGTTAAGAGCAAAAGGTTTAGCAAGAGCAATGGCAAATACAAAGCAACAGAAAGCTGCTTCAGTTTTCAATAATGCTTTTACTGCTGGTGCTACTGCTATTGGTGATGGACAGGCTTTTATAAGCACTGCTCACCCAGTAGTTGTTGGTGGAACACAAAGCAATTATGCAAACAATGGCACTAATGCTGACTTATCTCAAACTACACTTGAAACATCTTTAATACAAGTACAACAACTTAAAGATGATAGAGGTATTTTGATTGGAGCAGGAGCAGTATCATTACACGTACCTAACGAATTAATCTTCGTTGCTGATGTAATTTTAAACACCCCAGGTACAACTGGAAGTGCAGACAATGACATCAACAGTTTAAAGAACATGGGACTAGTTCCTAATGGTTTCTTTGTAAACAGAAGATTCAATGACCCAGATGCGTATTTCATAAAAACTGACGTTCCAAATGGTACTAAGATGTTCACTAGAACACCTTTACAAACTAAAATGGAACCTGATTTTGATACCGGAAACATCAGATTTAAAGCAAGAGAAAGATATTCTTTTGGTGTATCTGACTGGCGAGGGTATATCGGAAACCCAGGAGTCTAATAAAATTATGGGAAGGTATGAGTTACTCTGCCTTCCTATACTAACATTAAGGAATTAAAATGTCAACAAACATTACGTCAAAATTTATACAAGGAACTGGAGTAGCTGTTACCACACAAGGTGACACACGAATTTTAGCAATACATGCTTACTCAACAGTTAATGGTACTATTGATATTGAAGACTCTAAAGGAAGTAAAATTAAGTTTCAAGTTCCGGCAAGTGGGCAAGCAGATATTTATATAGGAGAACTTGGTATTAGATGTAGAGGAACAGTAAGTGTTTCTACACCTGGTGCTAATGGTGGTATAACTTTAATAGTAGGATAATACATGCCCTCGTATTCGTTTTTAAAAACAGATTTAATAAATACTACAGAGAATGATTCTAATGAATATGAATCACAAATATCTAATATTGTAGAAAGAGCTGAAAGTAGATTAATGAAAGAACTAGATGATTTTGGTTTAGATAATTATTCTAGTTTTAGTTTTACTGCAGGAGACCCTATAGTAACAGTACCAGAAGGTACATTAGTAGTTAGAAATGTAAACTATAAAACAAGTGCTTCATCTAATATAACACCATTATTACAACGAACATACGAATATGCAATAGATTATTTTCCTCATGCAAGTGCATCAACAGGAACACCAAGATACTATTCAAGAAAAAATAACACAGAAATTTATATAGTACCTACACCAGCTTCAGCATTAACTGGTGAGATACAAACTACAAAAAGACCTTTAGCATTATCTAGTGCTACAGGAGCAAGTGCTACCACATCAAACTATTTTAGCGAGTTTTGTTATAATGCTTTATTTGATGCATGTATGGTAGAGTCAATGATATTCATGAAGAACTTTTCTTTAGTTCCTACAATGGAACAAAAGTATCAAAGTTCAATTAATGCATTAAGAAATCAATCTAGAAGAACTAGAAGAGATGATATGCAAAGTCCTGCTAATCCATTAGGTGGCCCAACACCAGTAGTTAAAGGTTCAGACTAATGAGTATTAGTAGAAGTAATATAAACTTACAAGTAACAAGAGGCAATAATATGAAAAATTTAAAAGATGTACCTGCAGGTAATAAAGGTATAGGTTTAAGCAAGCTACCTACAGGAGTAAGAAACAACATGGGATTTAAAAAACAAGGTGGTAAAGTTATGAATAAGAAAGGTGGAGGCATGGCTTATCAGTTATATGGTGGTAAAGTTTCTAATAATGGTAATCAGTTTGTACAATCTTTTTATGATAAAGGAAATTAATTATGCCACAGTCATTAGAGGATTTAGTAGAACAGTTTAAAGAAGAAGGTTATTCTACAGAAGAAGCTATTAAGTTAGCAAAAAAAAGATTCTTACAGGAAACTAAAGTTAAACAAAAACCAATAAGAAATATTAAAATAAAAAATCAAAAGAGAAAAACAATAAGAGCTAAACAAGGTGGCAGCATAGGTAATAAACTTGTTGCTTCAATTTATGGAGGATGTAACTAATGGGACAATTTGTAGGTAAAACAATTATAGAAGGTGGCCAAGGCAGAACCGGAAAGAAATATGATTTAAATAATATTGTAGGTAGACCAACCGGACAAGGTTATGGTGCAGCTAGAAAAGGACCTCAAGTACAAGGTACTATTGAAGCTCAAGTAAAAGAAGAATCTATAAAGTATGCATCACAAAAATAATGCCTAAGAAAAAAAAGATTAAAGGCAAAGGCATGAAGGGCATGTCAATTAAGAGTGGAGATAAAAGACCTACCAAGTCAGGTGCAGGCATGACTGCTAAAGGTGTAGCTAAATATAGAAGAAATAATCCTGGTAGTAAATTAAAGACTGCTGTTACAGGTAAAGTAAAGAAAGGCAGTAAGGATGCTAAAAGAAGAAAGAGTTTTTGTGCTAGGTCTGCAGGACAAATGAAGAAGTTTCCAAAGGCAGCTAAGAATCCTAACTCAAGATTAAGACAAGCAAGACGTAGATGGAAATGTTAGTTGTCTTATTTAATTAGTAACATTCCACATTTTAAATGTTGGGTAAGAAAAGAGTTTACACATAACCATCTAAATTATCATGGTGAAGTATTACATGGAATTGCTTTTGCAGTTAATACAATACCAGATAGATGTTTAAGTTTCCAAGTAATGTTTACTGGAATAGAAGATGAACCTAATGTTCATGGTGGTGCAATGTGGGCAAGGATGCCAATTACAGCATTAATAGCTGATGAGATATTAGAAGAGATACCAGAAAGAATGGATACTCATTTAGCACAGCCTTGGGATTGTTCATCAAGAACACATACTGTAGTTAAGCTAGACTTATTAACAGCTAGTCCTTGGATGTGTAAGATAGATAATGAATTTTATAAAGCTCGTTATATGTTTACAGTTGATTTTACTGATAGTGATATAAGTGATTGTCCAGCACAACATAAACAAAATCATGTAATGCAATTAATTGATGCAGGTAAATGGACAGGTAATATAGTATCATTACCTAATAATAGAGTTAGAGTAACAAGCCCTGCTTTATGGGTAACTGGAGAAGGACCTCCAGACTTTATACCAAGTCAGCATATACATGCAGCAGAGATACATGATAGTTATACTGACCCAGAAATAACTTTTAATAATTTATATAAGGAGAAAAAAAATGGCAGGAATGAAAAGTAAATACGGAGCTAAGATGGGTGGTACACCTATGAAGTCTAAGTATGCAGCTAAAGCTGGTGGCTTAGTTAAAAAGAAAAATGGTGGCAGTACTGCTAAGATGATTCCAGGTATGGCTAGACGTAATCAAGCAAGAAGACCGTAGTGGCAAAGCTTTGTCCAAAAGGTAAAGCAGCAGCAAAAAGAAAGTTTGATGTATATCCATCAGCATATGCTAATATGTATGCATCAGCAGTATGTTCTGGTAAAGTAAAACCAGGAGGTAAAAAGAAAAAGAAAACTACTAAGAAGAAAAGAAAAACTACTCGTAGGAAAAAAAAGTGACGATAACATCTGAACTAATTAATACAATACATAATATACCTTGGATTGATGGTATACTTTATATTATACTTGGTTTATGTACTTATGCAATATATAAGTGGATTAAGAACAGATGAGCTTACGTAAATGGGTAGGAGAAAAATGGGTTGATATAGGAGCACCAAAGAAGAATGGTAAGTTTCAACCTTGTGGTAGAAAGAAAGCTAAAGGTAGTAAAAGAAAATATCCTAAATGTGTACCATTAGCAAAAGCACAAAAGATGACTGCAGGGCAAAGAAAGTCTGCAGTTAAAAGAAAAAGAGCTAAAGCACAAGGTGTAGGTGGTAAACCAACATTTGTATCAACATTTAAGAAGAAGACAAAGAAAAAAACATAATCGTTTGGCTCGTAAGAGTTGGAAGTAGGGTAACTGAAGAAACGCACTAACTTTAATTAGGAGGTGTGTTATGACAAGACAACAAATGTATTGTTATTTAAAACAAATACAATATAAAAAACAACAACATTTAATAAAAAGAATTTTTAAATATGGCACAATCAGGAACTTATAATTTTAATTTAGATATAGATGAAGTAATTCAAGAAGCAATGGAAATGATTGGTGCTGAAGAGACACTAGGTCATGAGCCAGCTTCTGCTAGACGTTCAATTAACTTAATGTTAAACGATTGGCAGAATAGAGGTGTTTTACTTTGGAATACAGATACAACAACAGTAACAGTTGCAGCTAATACAACAACATATGATTTAGCTTCATCAGCTATAGATGCTTTAGTTGTAACATTTCAACCAAACAGTACATCAGCAGAAACTAAACTAGAAAGAAAATCATTTGAAGAGTATCATATTCTTCCAAATAAATTTCAAGCAGGTAGGCCTACACAATATACTGTTAAAAGAAATTTAGCTAATCCTAAAATATTTTTGTACCCTGTGCCAGATGCTACTGGTCTTCTACAGGTAGAACTTATTCGTCAAGTTCAAGATACAAATAAATCATTCAGCCAAAATGCAGATGCCCCAGTAAGATTTTTACCTTGTCTTACTGCAGGGCTTGCATATTATATGGGGTTAAAAAGACCAGGCATACCTAGTGAAAGATTAACATTATTAAAAGCAAATTATGAAGAACTTCTTTTAAGAGCAATGGAAGAAGATAAAGAACGAGCAAGTATATTTTTTAAACCTAAATTAAGAATTGTTTAATGGCTACTGAAAAAAGAGCAATAGGTATGTGTGATGAATGTGGTTTTGTTTATCCACAAAGAGTAATGAGATTAAGTAGTTATAACACTTTACGTTGTCCTACTTGTTTTGATGGTCGATATGATTTACATAATCATCCACAAAATAAAGCTCCTAATGTTAGTGAAGACCCTGTAATTAGAAATGCTAGACCAGATGATGGTGGTAGAAATGCAATATGGAGTACAACACAATTAACATGGAATGACGACACAACA